TATTATTGAAACATTACTAGAAGAGATTGAAGAAAAATAGTTTACAGAGAAGGTTGAAATAAAGAGCAATAATCTAATTTACCCGATTGCATGGATGCCACTCCCGAAACCATACAAAGGTGGTGATACAAAATGACAATGACAAGAGAAAAAGCAATGCAAATACTATCCACAAGAGATGCACATGGTGTATTGTGTGGATACACAAGCGGAGTAACAGAAGCTTTAGATATGGCAATAGAAGCGTTATCAAAACCAACGTGTAAAAAATGTGAAGACCTTATAAGTAGGAAACAAGCGATAGATGAATTAAACGAATTCATTAAACCTTTTGTCGGACTTATTGGGGATATGGGAGCCGCAATTAACGGGGCAAGAGAAGTAATCAAAGATGTCCCATCTATTGAAGCAATACCATGCGAAGTTGCTGATAAAGTTGGAGAAGAAAACGAAAGACTTACAGATAGGATTGGACAGTTAGAAGAACAAATACAGGAGATGAAAGCACGAATTATCATAGCGAGGATGGCGAATCAGAATGAATAAATTGGTGATGAATCCAAACAACAAAAGGTATTATTCAGAAGAATACATCAAAGGTTGGAAAGATGGAGTCAAAGCGCAATACGAAGCAAGACCAAAAGGTGAATGGATAGATAAAGGACAATATGCAGTATGTTCAAATTGTGGAGCGGATAGCGGAACACAGTATGATGGCGTTCAGCCAGTGCCACGCAAAACAAGTTTTTGTCCAGACTGTGGTGCAGATATGAGAGGAGAAGAAGATGATTAACCCTAAAGAATTTGCAGAGAAAATGGGGCAAATTGCTGAAGAAAGAGATGACACAGAAGTGTGCCATAAAAAATGGACGATTATATTTGCGAAGTACTAAGGGCTTTAGGACACGAAGAGGGCGTGGAGATATTTGAGAACACACCGAAGTGGTATTCGTGAAAGGAGATATATGAGAGGTAAAAAATAATGTTTATATTTACAACATCTGACATAATAGGTATTGCCGCGTTTGCGGTTTGTGGAGTTATAATTATAGGATTTTTTATTGCTGGTGGCGTAGTAAAATTAAGGAAAAAGTTTAGTGAGAAAACACATCATATGAAAGGAAGTGGGAAAGGTGCTTAATCTCGTAGACGAAAAATGGAACAATGTTTTTGTCGATATTAATGAAATTAAAGCGATTCTGCCAGACGGAAATTACGCAAAAATCTTGTTAAGCGATAAAGTGACTGTCAAAGTGATATGGGGTCAATACGAATATGACAGATATATCCAAGAACTTGACAAAAGAAAAGCACAATCTTACGCTTCGTCATATAAGAAACCGTTATTTTGTACGGGGTGTAGGCATTATGATAGTTTTCAAACATCCACCATTTGTTATGATTGTGCTAGAGCATATAAAGATAGATATGAAGATTAATTAATTGAAAGGATGGTATAAGCATGGGAATTCCGCAAATTATAGTGATTGTATTGTATTCTATTTCGCTATGTATTGCCGCAAATCAACATGGTAAGCCACGAGATGGAGAAAATAACTTTTGGGTGTCGTTAATCGGAACTGGTATTATAATTGGATTATTAGTTTGGGGAGGATTTTTCTGGTGAGTTTAGTAAGTGAGAAATGTAAAAAATGTAAATATAAAGGTGAAATATTATTTGGGGAACTTTGTTGTGATTATATTTTGATTACTGGCAAAAGACGTGGTTGTCCAGCTGGTGATGAATGTAATAAATTTAAAAAGAAAAATTAATTTACCCCTTGACTTTTCTTGAATTATGTGCTATAATGTTATCAACAAGTGAAAGATGTGTGGTGGCGGAATAGACATCATAAGGACGTAATCTTGGCAGATTGTGTCTGGTGGCAACACCCTAGCAGAGTGTTGCAGTAGACGCTAAGCAGACATAAGTCTTGAACCCGCACTGACGGGCGGTCTGTAAGAGTTGGGTACAACAAGGGACAACTCATGTAATGTGCAAATCATTACCCACACATCTAACCAAGTAACCATAAACCAAAACGAAAGAGAGAATATAAATGAACACATTAAACACATACTTGGGAACATTAAGAAGCGACAATACAAAGAAAAGCTATGGGAAAGATTTGAGATATATGTTGTCTTATATAGGCAAGGAAGAAAGCGAAATCACTTTAGTCGATTTACTTGGCTGGGTTAACCATATGAAGGAGAATAACAACTCCACAGCTACGATAGCAAGAAGGGTTGGTAGCGCAAAACGATATTTTGAATTTTTATATGAAATGGAGTTGCTTGACCGTAATCCAGCAAAGAAATTGACTTCTCCTAGAGTTGTAAATAAAATAGAACCAACACTCACCTCCTATGATGTCAATTGCATGATACAATGCGCTACCAACCCAAGGGATAAGGCTATTGTGGCAACGCTTGCCTCAACAGGCATGAGAATATCTGAGCTTATCAACATTGTGCTTGATGATTTTGATGGTAATGATATTAATATCATAGGCAAGGGAAGTAAGCGTAGGGTGGTGCATATCAACGCTAAAACAATGGGATACATTAAAGCGTATATGGTTGTAAGAAAAGATGGTGTAGATAATCTTTTTGTTAGCAATCAACATACCAAGATGAATCCAGATAGTATTAATCGTATGCTGAAGAAGTTGGCAAATCGAGCTGGCATAGATAAAAATGTTCATAATCATTCATTAAGACATTTATGGGCAACTTGTATGCTTGATAATAATGTGCCACTTGAAAGAATCCAACTTTGTATGGGGCATAGTGACATTAGTGTAACAACAAGATATGCTAAAATCAGAAACGAACGTGAAGTTGTAAGAGAAACTATGGAGATTGAGGTGTTCTAATTGAAAGATAAATATATAGTATTAATCGTGGGTAAGTCGGGTAGTGGTAAGTCTACAATTTGTGATAGACTTACGGAACAATATGGTTTGAAACAAGTCAAATCATACACTACCCGCCCACGTCGGGGCGATGGAGATAATAGCCACATTTTTGTAAATGATGAAGAATTTGCAAAACTAGAGAATAAGTGTGCTTATACAAGATATGACAATCACAAATATTGTGCTACGACAGAGCAAGTTGATAATGCAGATTTATATATTATCGACGTGGACGGTGTTGGATATTTTTTATCACATTATGATGGGCGTAAAATCCCGATGGTTGTTTATATTGAAACAAGTAGAGATGTTAGAAAAGCACGTATGATACAACGTGGTGACGCAGAATATAAAGTAGCGAACAGACTCAGATATGACAAGGCGCACTTTGGTGATGCAGATGAATATGCAATCAAAACGTATCAAAACGAAACCGAAGAAGATTTAGACAAGATTGTTGAAAGCATTTATAATGTATTTTTCTATGAAGGATAAATAATATGACGCATGAAGAAATGGTTGAAAACAAATGTCCTATTAGTGACATAAAGTACAGAGAGCTACATAAATTATGTAAAGATGTAGCGAATTTTATTGAACAGAATTTTTCTCCACATACAAACGTGGTTATTAATGCCGAAACTTTTGTAGTGAAAGAAGATATGTTAAATGGTTATTTTGAGATGAAATTAAAGTAAAAAAAGGAGTGAAAGAATTGGCGACCGCAGTTTTAATTATGGGTGAAAGTGGTAGTGGTAAATCAGCATCACTTAGAAACTTTGCACCAAACGAAATCAGTGTGTTTAATATAACAAACAAACCATTACCTTTTAAGCAAGGTAAAACAAAAATTCCAAAGATTGACAATGCAACATACGCAGATATTGCTAACGCACTGGCTAAACCAAACAAAAGAGCGTATGTAATTGACGACGCTGGGTATTTGCTTTCATTTGAGATGTTCAAACGTGCAAATGAAACAGGGTATAGTAAGTTCACAGACATGGCAAAGAACTTCTTTGATATGTTAGACTTTATCAATACCAAATTACCAAACGATATTATTGTATATATCACAATGCATACAGAAGACGATTCAGAAATGCATAAGACGAAGGCTAAGACCATTGGTAAGATGATTGACCAGAATTTAAATCTTGAAGGTTTGTTTACAATCGTTCTCAGAGCTATGCAGACAGAAGATGGTTATAAATTTATCACAAGAGATGATAGGGTGTCTACGGCAAAATCCCCAATGGGCATGTTTGAATCAGACATGATTGACAACGACCTCAAGGAAGTTGATGCAATTATTAGAGAATATTATGACATGAAGCCATTAGTGGACGAAAAGAAAACTATTAAGAAAACAGAAACAAAAGGAGAATAAACATTATGAAAAAAATTGACCTTGAAAACGTCCAAGAATTTACTAAATTTAAGAATCCAGTGGGTGGATTTATTTGCGAAATCAAGACTGTGGAAGATGTTCCCGAAAAGGAATATCTTAGGATTGGATATGATATTGCTGAAGCGCTTAACAACGAACAGAAGGAGTTTGTTGGCATGTATGAAAAGCGCAAGAAGGAACGTGACTTTGATTACCCAACAACAGTAGTAAGTTATAAGGAAAACTCACTCCCATTCTTTAAGGGCTTTATAACAGCACTTGAAAATTCCAACAGGGGATACAAATGGGATAATGATGAAACAAAATTTGTTGGCAAGCTTATTGGATTTGTTATTGGCGAAGAAGAATACGAAGGCAAGGATAAGAATGGTGTGCCAAAGGTTAAGGTAAGAACTTACGTTGCAGAAAGACATAGTGTTGATGCGATTAAGGAAGGCGATTTTGACGTACCAGAATTTAAGAAATTAACAAAGACTCCAGTAGAAAGAGCTAGCAACCCATTTGCCAACAATGGTGCCGCATCAGAAAAGAACCCATTTGACGATATTGAAACACCAAGTGCTGAAGACGATAACGTATTTGCTACGGTTGAAGATGATGACTGTCCATTCTAACATTACAAACATAGAGCAAGCTATTCAATCTTGCCAAAACAACATTACGATTGTTGGGGTGTTGTCCGAGCTTGGAGTAGATATTATACATAAAGGCGATGACAATATATTAATTAAATATAAAGGCGTTGTGGACGTAAACAGCGCCTTTATCAAAATATACGGTAGCGTTCATAATAATTCTCCGTTATTTAGACCAATCGCTAATACGTTGAACGAGCTAGATGCAGAAGTAACGACAGTGATGAATGATGGCGAGATTATTGAAACAAAATACAATAATCAAGCTTCAATGGTATATCTTACTGGAGCTTTGTTAAACAATGATAGTATAAACGTATCGTATATAAAGGTTATTGAGAGCGACGTTGTGCCTTATATAGTTGGGGATATTGTGGGTTTATTACAAGGTGTGGACGAAGAAAACAGAGCGTTAAATGTGTTTATTTTTGATGGATATTATCATAAAGAATTAAAATTGACCTATCATAACACATTATTTACAAACGACTTACAAACAAACCACATGGTTAAAATTAAACTTGATACATTTAGTTATCAATCTCAATATCCACCTATACAATGTATTTATTGTCACAACATTGATTCTACTATAGAACCACAAGTAATTGAGCAAGCAATTAATGAACATAATATTTTTATGGAGTCATTAAAGTAATGAGCAAGGTAACGTGCAGATATTGTAAAACAAAAGTAAATAAAGAAGACGCTTTTTCGCCAAGAGAGAAACTCTACTTTTGCGACCAAGAGTGCTATCAAAGGTGGCGTAAAACCGACGATGGTGAACTGGATGCCCTATTGGATTATGCGTGGCATTTATATAGTCCAGAGAAACAAACATCATCAACCTATATTATGATAAAAAAACAAGCAGAACACTATCATAATGTTGAAGGGTTGAAATATAAAGGCATGTACCTTGCTATTAAATACTATGTAGAAATTTTGGAACGATTATGGTGTGATGATTATGGATTAGGTCAAGTTTTTCCAACATATTATATTGCACTGCAACGCATGTACGAAGAACAAAAGGCACTAAAAGAAAAGCTAAAAACTACTACTAAATCTAAAGATAAAGTTGCAATTGGTAGTCATAATATTATAAGAAGAAAAGGACTGAGTTTAGAATGAAGAAAAAAGGGAAAACAGAATTTCAGCAACATGAAAGTCGTATGGCAAAGCTTGAGTACAAATTGAAAAAAGCGGAGGAAGCTAGATTAAAAAGAAAGAGAGGAAGGTAGTATGAAAAAGCTACACACTTTTGGGGAAGCAATCGAAGCGGTTAAAAAGGGCGCTAAGATTTCTCGACTTGGTTGGAATGGGAAAGAACAATGGGTAGAGTTAGGTAAATGTTTTAGTTATGCAAATACCAAAGGCGAACTCATAAACGCTACGCATGAAGATATTATGGATAGAGCATTGGTCTTTGTTGGTACAAGAGGGGTTCAAGTAGGTTGGCTTGCAAGTCAAGCAGATATGTTAGCAGAAGATTGGCTCATTGGATGTGATTATTAACTACACCCTTTAGGGTACAATCTTATTAACTAACGATAAAAATATACCCTAAAAGGTATAAAGGTAGGTGAGCAAAATATTATATTCAATTGACGATGCCATGATGCTTCTTGGTTGCTTTGCGAATCGACCTAACCTAATGCTAAGTAATAAATACAAAATTGGCGAAAACGATTTTCGTTGTAAGGGGTGTGATGATGCAAAATTTCATCACATTCTTTATAGGACAATGTATAATCTTGTTGCAAGTGGAGCGGAAGAAATTGATAGTGTGGTAGTAGATACGTTCTTGCGTAACTATCCAGAGCAATATAATGTTTGCAAACAATATGATTTCATGTCATTTATTCCAGAGATAAAGCGTGTGGCGAGCGATAAGAATGTAGCATATCATTATGAAATCGTGCGTAAGTTTGCTATGCTTAGGGAATATAAAGCGACAGGATTCGATATACATGAGATATATGATGAAACAAAAGACGAAGCATCTCAACGCAATAAATTAAACTCAATTTCATTAAGAGATATAGATGAATATTTTGAGTCCAAACGCCTAGCCATCAAACGAAACTTTATATCCACAGATAACGTAGAGCATTATAAGGCTGGCGATGATTTTGAATTCACAAAAGAGACATTTAAGACAACACCAAGATTAGGATTATCATTTCAATCCCCATATCTTAATGACGTATATCGTGGTATTATGGGGCTTACATTAAGGTCTGGAGCAAGTGGAAGCGGTAAGACGACATTATCTATAGGCGATGCGTGTATGAGTGGCGTAAAGTATTATTACGACCTTGAAAAGCGCAAATATATCACAAACAAATCATATATAGGAAATGTGTTGTTTATCAATACCGAAATGGATTTACGTGAAGAACTTGACATTATGTTTATTTCATGGATATCTGGCGTATCAAGAAACAAGATAATGGATGGTATTTATCATGGCGATGAAGAAGAACGCGTAGATAAGGCAAGGCAAATCCTTGAGTTAAGCGGAATGTATGTTGTGGATAATCCAGAGTTTACCGCAAAGACATTGGAAGAAATCATTGAAGATTATATTATAAATAAAAACGTGAAGCTCGTTGTATTTGACTATGTGCAAAATCAAGGGTATGTAGCCAATGAACTCGCAGAAGAATCTGGCATACCAATGCGTGAAGATATGGTGTTGTTAACCCTAACAGATAGGTTAAAGCAACTATCTCGTAAATATAACATACCAATTTTGACAGGCACACAACTCAATGGTCGTGAACTTGAAATGCCATATCCAACTGAAGCGTGTTTGGCTGGTGGTAAATCTCAAGTGCGTAAGGCAGATTGTTCTATGATAATCACGCCACTCACAGAAAAACAAATGAATGAGATAGAGCCATACATAGCAACATACACAAATTTACCTAAACCAAATTTGATTGTGCATAACATTAAAGGTAGGGCAAGTAGATTTCCTAAATACATTCGTGTGTATCAATATGTTGATTTAGGCACTGGACGTAGCCAAGATTTGTATGTTACAACAAAAGATTTACAACCAATCACAGACATAGAAAAATTAAAAATATATCATAATTAACTTGACTTATCTCTTATTATGTGGTATAATAGTACATGATAAGAGATAATTTTATAAGGAGTTAAAGATGAAAGAATATTATGTAAGTGGAATGTTCGTGTATGGTGAGATAGTAAAAGCAAATAGTTTCAAAGAAGCCGCTGACATATTTACAGAAACAAATGACCTAAACAGTTATGCAGATATTGACGGGGAAGTAGCGGTAACAGATATGGAAACAGATGAAATGGAGATGTGGTAATAAAGATGATTTTTAGTTTCAGAAATGATTTGCCGCAATATACAATCGAGATATATGTTGGCAACGCTTTAGTGAACCGACAGACACTTCCATCTATAACATTAGAAATATTGGCAATGCAATTTGCACAACTATGTGAACAAATCGCAAATAAAAATCAACCAATGAAATGTGTTTGTGAAGGTACTACAGAAATTGAGTTACCTAACGGCGATTGGGTTGAAAGACCAGCGAGAGTTGAATTTTATAACAACAAATGGGACGGTGAAATAAAATGAGATATTACAATTATGTTCCAGATGATGTTTTGGATAAATATTATGGGAAAACAAGTCCGTATATTAATCCGTACAACGATTTTGATATAGAGTATGATGATATCACATACGAAGATGAGTATGATTATTTTGAAGAGTCTACAGACGACGATATCAGAAAAGGAGTATTGTGATGAAAATAAAATATGGGAAAATTATTGAAGCTAACGATGACGAGTTGTATGAATTTTGGTTAGTGCATTGGAGCGACATATATTCTTATACTGAATATAAAGATAAAGTAAAGGAATTAGGAACAAAGGTGATTGAAAATGATGGTAATTGATTATATGTTTTGGGGAGTTATTGGTATGATATTGGTGCTGTTTATTATTAGTAACCTAACGAAGCCAAAAATGTGAACTATGAAAAAGCAAAATATATATAAAGGATTTTTAGAATTTGAATCTGAATTTTCTCATAGATATGCTTGTTGGGCTTGTAATCATCGTGGTTGGGCTAAAATGAAAAAAGCAAATAAAAAGGTTGCGAAAAAACGAGAGAAAAGAAGTTGGAAAAGAGAAGTAGATAATGAACGCTAAAAGTGTATTGGAAAGTTTAACATTAGAAGATTATGAGACAATATTCCATGACCTTGGCGTTGGTGAGATAAAAAAACAAACTGAGTATTGGGTGCTACCTACACTATGTCATAACTTAGATATAGAATCTGCAAGCTATAAATTGTATTTTTATCTCAACACTCGAACCACATTTTGTTTTACGGAATGTCAGAAATCGAGAGATGTCATTGACCTTATTGCAGACAGGTGGAAATTAGAACACAGAGAATTTCAATTCCAAGATATTCTCAACTACATTTGTCGTACTTGTAACATAAAAAAACACGACAATGTATTAAATAAGGCAACTAATACATTGTCATGGAAAAAACGATTATCGGTCTATAATCCTACAAAAAACACACATTATTTAGGGAAACGATATGATAAAGATATACTAAGATTCTTACAACCATATCAGCACGAAATGTTTTTAAGTGATGGGATATCTAGACAAACAATGGAGAAATTTAATATAGGATTTTACCCAGCTAAAAACCAAATCACAATCCCCGTGTATGACCTTAATGGTGCGTTGGTAGGTATACATTGTAGAAATGTGATGTTAAGAGATAACAAAACGCCAAAATATATACCACTACGTACTGTAAGCGGATTGGATTATAGATTCAAGCAACATGAAGTGCTATATGGGCTTAATATGAATGAGCCATATATACGACATACAAAACAAATCCAGCTATTTGAATCTCCCAAATCCGTATTGCAACTAGATAGTATGTACCCACAAAATAATGCAGTTGGTATGTTTGGCATGAATCTTGGCAAAGAACGCAGAGATATGATATTGGAACTAGGGGTATCGGAAGTTGTCATAGGAATTGATAAAGATTATGTTGAGCATGAGTGGTTGACAGATGCTCAAACACCATTTACAACGTACCTACACAACGTAAGCAAAATAGCAAAGTTATTTCATGGATATTGCAAAGTCACAGTATTATATGACGGTAGCGACGATTTGGGATATAAAGATGCCCCAACAGATAAGGGCAAAGAGATATATGAAAAATTATATAAAAATAGAATGGTGGTGGATGGATAGTGAAGTATAATGGTATGACATGGATGGGCTGGGTGATTGTATTCATATTTGCGATATTATATATAGCTATTAGTTTTTTATTGTTAGGTTATGGAGCCATTATATGGCTGATATTTTCAGCTATTGTGTTTATATATTGTTTATTACATGATGCTGAAGATACAACACAGCAACCGCCAACAGACAATAAGTATTTCACAGATGAAGATTTTATAAACGTAAAGGTGGGTGAATGGATAAGCAGACCAAAATAGAACATAATTATATAATATATCGTCATATAGCGCCAAACGGGAAAATGTATGTTGGAGTCACAAAACAAAATCCACCGCGATTACGATGGTTGAATGGCAAAGGATATAATCAAAACCAACATTTTGCTAATGCAATTAATAAGTATGGTTGGGAAAATTTTCAACACGAAATATTATTAGAAGGATTAACCGCTAAACAAGCATCGTTAGCAGAACAAATATTTATATCATATTGGCATCTTACTAACCCAAATTATGGCTATAATATAAACGACGGTGGTTTGACGAGATTCCATGTTTCTGAATCTACCAGAGAAAAATTATCGTTGTCTAAACGTGGCATAAAAAACCCGAATTACGGTAAAGATTTAAGTGGCGTTCACGCACCTAATTACGGGAAACATCATTCCGAAGCAACCAAACGAAAATATTCCGAGCAACGGTGCGGGAAAAACAATGCGTTTTACGGTAAACGTCATACAGAAAAATCTAAAGCGTTAATGAGAGAACATTTACCTAAACGCGCAGTGGCACAAATAGATATGAATACTAATGAAGTAATAAATATATTTGTATCACAAAAGGAAGCAGAAAGGCAAACTGGTGCATATCATTCAAATATAGCTAAATGTTGTAAAGGCAAAGCTAAGTATGCTAATGGGTATAAATGGAAATATGCAGAGGACATATAATAATTAAAAATATATTATGAACGTAAAACCAATATTTAAGCAAAACGAATCACCAACGATTGAAGAATATTTAAGACGTTGTGGAATAAATAACCCAAGAGAGTATATCAACGCTAATTGGGTGGAAAGCTATAAAGAATATAGACAGATTCAAAGTGGCGTTGTTCGTTTACAAGAAGCTATCGAGAGTAATAAAAAAATTGTATTGATTTGCGACAGTGATTGTGATGGATATTGTGCAACGACGATAGCATATCAATTTTTAGTTCATCAAGGTGTGTCTACGCATGATATTATTATATTATTCCATGAAGGCAAACAACATGGATTGA